CCCGTGCCACCCGCCCGTGTAGTCCCGGCCGCACCCCGAGCACCCGCGCCACCGCCGCTGCCGGGACTAATCACCGTAACCTCCACCACAGAGTAAGGTGCGAAACCTGCCGGGGCGACAGGTTTGGTCCACGTACCATCCACTTGCGCGGCACCCCCGATCAGCGTTACGTAGTGGACGGGGGGAGCGCCACCCCCGATGGCCGGATTCTTCAGGCTCTCGAATGGCATTATGAGTGCACCGTCCCCGTCAACACCATGACAACCGCCGTAGCAGTACCCGCATAAGCGGCAACAACGTCACCCGGACCCAACATGGCCCCGTCAATGTAACCCGTGAGACTCTGCGTGTCATTCGCAGCCAACGAGAACCCCGAGATGATCCGGTGCGTCGCATCCACAGCACCCCCCGACTGGACGAGCGACACATACACGGTCACCGCCGAAGCCGTCGTATTACACAAAGACCCCGTCGCCAACTTCACAGACTGGGCCGCCGCAACCGTGTACACGGCCGCATCAGCCGTCCCCAACTGGGCGGACACCAAAACCTTCGGTGTGATAGACGACGCAACAAGCAGATTGTCACCGGGCATTAGTTAACCTCCAAATACTAGAGAAAAAGCGGCAGAAAAAGAAGCGATAGCGGCCTGCTGAGCGGTCGAGACAGGCTTGCTCGCATCGGACGTGTTGTCCGCGCTCCCGAGACCCACCATCGCCTTGGTTACCCCGGTCACAGTCCCAGTGAACGCGGGGGACGCCAGCGGGGCCTTCAAGTCCAGTGCAGCCTGCAACCCCGACGTGTCCGCAATCGCCAACGCACCATCAGGGACCGTCACAGTGCCCGTGAACACCGGATTCGCTGCATCCGCCTTCGACGCAGTGAGCTGATCCTCCGCAGCAGTCGCACGAGCCGTCTCGTCAGTGATCTGCGACGACCAAATATTCAGAGCGGTCCCGGGCGTGGTCAGAAGGGCCGCTGCGGCCGCGTCGATCGCGGCGTACGTGTCCGAGCTGTCGTCCTCGATGAACGCTGCGACACCAGGGTCGCTCGCACCATCGACAGTGACCGCTCCGGTCTGCCCGTTCACCGACGTGACAGGAACCACCGGAGCGGAAACCGGCAGACCTACATTGCCGTCCGGAATCATGTCGAAATCGATCGACATCTGACCCGACAGCGGCTGCACGTACTTCACCCGCACGACCCCGCCGGCGACACGCTCGGTAAGCCGGTATGCCCACATCGAGAACGAGGCGCCCGAACCGTCCAGCCACCCCTCCTGGTCAACGACGGCCACTGTCGCGGCGCCCATCTCCCCCGCCGGCAACGTGAACACGTCGACGAGCTTCAGCAGTGGAGTGCCGTCACCCGCCCAGACGACCGCCTGCGCGGATCCTCCGAGGATCAGATCGACCTGCAGCTGCGCCTTCTGCGCGTTACCGGTCGGGGAGATCCCCTTGCCATAGATGATCTGGCATGTTTCCACACCAACAGGGAAAGCGGGCATCGGTTACTCCTCAGAGATGTGGGGTGCGGGTGACCATCAGGAAGATGATCAAGGTCAGCAGTGCTAGGTCAACGTTGAGGAGCGCCAACGCCCAGAGGACGTGCGGGTGCACACGGAACACGGTGCACCCGCACGGCCGATCAGAAGTCCGAGCGCAACGACTTGCCGGGGATGATGGCCGGCTCGTTGGGAATCACGTAGACCCCGATGCCAGCGAACGCGGCGACGGCGATCTGCAACCACTCGGTGGTCGTGATCCCGTCAGTCAGGAACGACTGCAGAGCCACAAGCGCGGCCACGACGAACGTCACGGTCACCTTCGCGTACTGGCCGACCCCAGTGGGCAGGTTCGGGACCAGATACGTCGTGATCGCACCCACCCCGATGATGCCGATGTTGACCAGTTCGTCCGTGCTCACGACATCGTCGTTGAGTGCGACGACCAGCACCCCGACGACGGCGAGGGCGATGTACAGCAGGGACTTCATGTAGTGCGTAACGTTCACGTTCGTTCTCCTTGGTGTCGTTCGGTGAGGATGGGGAGCTTCCAGTGCGGCCGTGTGGGCGGCCCGGGCGGGTCAGGGACGAGGCCCTCGAGGACGACGATGTGGCGGATCATCTCGACCGTCTGCTGCTCGCCGGTCTGAAGAAGCGCCTCGGCTTCCCCAAGGCGCTTATTTAGTTCCTTCATCTCGCCCAGACAGGACGTGAGTTCGGTTTCCAGCATGTCGACGCGCGTGTACAGGCGGTTGAGCTCATCGCCGACCCGTTCGTCGATGCGCGCATCCATCGAGGACTTCGCATCCGCACGTGTCTTCCCACGGGTGCCGAGGAATGCGAACGCCGCCCCGATGACGAGGAAGATGCCGCCGATGATCGGGATGATGATCTCGTTCACGCAGACCTCCCCAGGCGGCGCGCCGCCCGCCGTTCTTTGTGCTCCTCGCCGAGGAGCCCCAGGCGGAACAGCGGCAGCGGGAGGCTGACGGCCAGCATCAGCACCACGAGGTGGTTCGGTGTGAGCGTGGCCGGGAATACCAGGATCGTCGTCGCGTACGCGGCCACCAGTCCAACGAGGAGGGTCTTCCCGATGATCTCCCCCGCCCACAGGCGCGGGAACGCAACACCGGCAAGGCAGACAGTAGCCACCACGGCCAGCGCCACCCCGAGGCTGCCAACGAGCTGCTCGTTGAACAGCCGGTTCAATATCGGGGAGCCTTGCACGGCGGCGGTGATCCCGGCAAGGATCGCGATCAGGTCGTAGACCGGTAGCCAGACCCGCTTGAGGTTGCGGTACTTCCACTCATCAGACGGGATCGCGTCCGGGTGCCAGATGGACGCCGCGTAAAGGCGACGCAGCATCAGCCCGGGGAGCTCGATCATCGCTTCGCGGCGAGAGCGTCAACCGACTTCTGCAGCGCGGCGATCGCTTGCTGGTTCGCGGAGCCACGGGACCAGTACGACCCTGCCTTGACCGCCGTCCGAGGGATGCCGAACGAATCAGTCACCCGGTAGAACGACGCCTCGTCGAGTTCGTGCCGTTCGTCCGAAGACGACGACACGTTGCGGACGATGTTCGCGGTAGCCATGTCGGGCATTGCGGCGAAGTAGTCGGGTGCGACCTGTGCGATCAGTCCCGTCTTCGTGTTGCGGATCTGGATCGACATGTTGTCGTCCCCTCTCTTCGTTTGTTCGAACGGTTGCCCCATCCACCCGGACGGGAATCCTGTACCCCGGTACTGGTCTCGGGACGCGTCGTACTCGAAGTGCCACGGCTCAACGAGCACACCGTTGCGGTAGACGGTCTGGAACCATCCGTGGTCGTTGAGGATCGCGACGAGCTGTTCGTCGGTGTCGATCGCGTACCCGATGCAGTGGATCGACTGATCCGCGGGGAGCGCTATCGGCGCCCACGATCCACCGTTCAGGTACGACTGGTAGGCGCGGTAGTTCGCATCCGCCTGCTCCGGCGAACGCCAGGCTTCGTTGATGTCGAGCAGGTGACCGATCTGCCGATCCACCCGCGCGAGAGACGCTGCGGCCTGGGCGGCGAGACGACCACGGCCACCACCGATATCGACCGCCTGCGAGTATGGCAATGGAGTAGCCATCATTCCTCCTGTGTTTCCGCTATGCGGAGGTCGAGTTCGTGATGAGTCCCTGAATGGCAAGCTCGTTCAAAAGACCGTTCAACGCTGCGTTCCCGGCCCGCGACCCAGTGACCGATGGTGCGGCAGCTTCCGACTGCAGGGTCAGCCCAGGACGGAGGGTGACGAGGGTACTCACCCCCATACCTCACATGCCCGCAACGTGACCGAGTCTCCTGACGCTCCCGCGATCGTCGAGACCTGGATACCGAAGTTGGGGGCGAGGTCGATCGTTCGCGGAGCGTACGCAGACAACCCTGCTGCGAACCCACTCACCGACGCCCACGCTTTCTGGTTGTTGCCGTCCGCTGTGCACACGACCGTGAACTTGACCTCGAAGTCAGCGCCCACCGGTGCGGACTGCGGCACCGGAACCTCAACACACAGGTCACCGCCGACACGAAGCACAACCCGCACCCCTGTCGAAGTCGACGGGGAGACGGCGACGGACCCGACGACGACAACCTCGAACCGCTTGCCCTTGACCTGGTACATGCCGCCCAGCAACCGACCGGAGAACACCCACGCGGTCATCTCCGACGTGGACCCGGTTTGTGCTTTGTCGGTGTAGTCAGCGGCGAGGAGTTGCAGAGGCCGGTGGGCGGTGGCAATCGTCGCCTGATTGGTGCCCGTCCACCCCGCATACTGCAGTTCGTGTGAAGAACCGAGCGAGACGATGCGGCGCGTGTTCACATCAGCGCCAGAACCCCACACCACCCCACCTTCGTTGTGGACCTCCGAGTTCACCAGAACCACAGCGACACCGTTGCGCTGGAAAGTCATGGCCTTCACGTTCGCGGTCGTGTGCGCGTGCAGCTCGACACCGACTTCACAGTCCTGGACGATCATGTAGTCCAGGTGTCCGGAGCAGTCCTCTTTGGCGCGCACAGCAGTGCCACAGTCGCGGACGATCGTCGCCTCACCAGACGAGGTTGCGACGTCGAAGGAACGGACGCACGCGAAATGCTCCTGGAACCCCGTCGAGTAGTTCTCGACTATCCCACCGGCAGCGGAGTACCGGACATGCGTCAGTGCACCGAAGAACACACCAGTGCCGTCTACCCCGTCGCCGTGCACGTTCGTGAGGACGGCGTATGCACTACGGCGAGTGTCGATCGCATAACCGAACGTGCCGAGGAACTTCACGTTTTCCATCCGCAGGAATGCTCCGTCGTACGCGCGGACCCCGTAGACCACCGTGGCGTCTTCTGCGAGATCAATGATCGCGGTCGGCACGTTCGGGTGCCCACCGACGTCCGGGCCGACGATCCGAACGAAGTCGTTCTGCGACGCGCCCCGTTCGATCAGGGTCAGGTCGATGCCGCCCTTGTACGACCCTGCCGCGGCGTTGACCACCCACGACCCGCGCAGAGGAGTCGCATAGTTCGCGATCGCCTCAACAGCTGTACGGATCTCCCGCATCGGGAACGCCGCGCTCAGCCCATCATTCGTGTCCAAACCGGCCGGAGAAACGTAGATCGTGTTCGTCACACCCCGGACCGGCGCGGGCCGGAAGGTTGTCCCACTGGCATCGAGCACACCGTCACCGGAATGCTTCACCAGGTGAATGTCAGGTATGGACGCGGCCACCAAGTAGGTGCCGTCAGGCCAATGCAACTGCCCGCCGACCGTCGCCGCGACCGCATCCTGCACCGCGGCCGTGTCATCCGCAACACCGTCACCGACAGCGCCGAAGTCCATCACCGACAGGGTGGAGCGTTCGATCATCCGCTCACTGAGCACCTCGCCCGCAGGCATGTCCGGCGCGAGGTTCAGGGCGATCGCTTCCGCAGTCGGCACGCCCTCGGTACCCGGCAGGCCACGCGGCAGATGCAGCTCGAGGTGCTCACCCTCATCACCAGAGATCACCGCGTACGCGGTGTCCCCGTAGTTCATGGTGACAGTGGTGATCGAATCGAACGTGCCCGGGCGTCCCTTGTCGCCCTTCGGGCCTTTCAGGTTCGTCAGGTGTGTTGCCCAGGTCGGCTTAGCCATCAGCTCTCTCCGATCGCGTAGGAACTCAGGTCACCGTTGGTGATGTCGAGGAATAGCCCCGGAGTTGGTTTGGAAGGCCACGGGGGGCCGTAGTAGACGGTCGTCGGCGGGATGTTCGCCATGTCCTCAAGTTCGCCACCACCCGGCAGCGCGGTGAACACCCACGAGTTGTGCTGCACCAGACGGTTCGACCCGTCGAACGTTTCCTCGAACAGCACGAGCTCGAGAATGTAGGGGACGGGCCAACGCCCATCCGTGCCGGTCAGCTCGGCAGACGGAACCAGCGTCGTCGAGAACGCCGTCGTCTCCGGGTCAACGTCGATCGTCTTCCGGGTCGAAGCTACGATCCCTGTCGTTGACCACGCCTCAATCTCGGGACGCACGGTCAGCAGCGGCGAGTAGTCCGACATGTCACCCCCACCGAAGATCCTGAGCGAACTGGTGTACACGGCAAGCGACATGTGGTCTCCCCCTTGTGCGTATTTACGTTTGTATGTACTGTTGCGCCATGGCAAAGCAACCGATGATCGCCCGACAGATCCGTGTTCCTGCATCGATCTGGGAGGCCGCGAAAGAAATCGCAGAGCAGAACGACGAGACAATCAGCGACGTCGTGCGACGCGCGATCACGAAATACGTGAGGAAGCACCGAGGAGATCAGGCGTGAACCGTTACTTCGCCGCCGGGCTGGTCGTACTGCTCGCCCTCACCGGGTGTGCGGCAACGCCCTCAGCCACGGAACCTGCCGAGCCGAGTCAGGTCACGGCATCCGCGGAACCTTCACCAGAACCGACTGAGACCGTCGAACCTCTCGTCGCAGAAGATCCAACGCTTGAAGTCGATGTCGACACCTACCTCACGTTCGTTCGCGGGCGTCTTGCAAGCTTTCCGTCACAGATCCCCGACGCGACCGACGAACAGTTGGTGGAGACGGGTTGGCTTGCCTGTGAACGCATCCTCGGAGGAGAGAGCCCCCTTGGAATGACCGTCATCGACGGCGAGAAGCCATCCGAGATCGGCGGGTACTACTACGACAGCAACGCGATCGTCGCAGGCGCGCAGATACACCTCTGCCCCGAGACGCTCTAGGTCACTCGGTACAGGAACCCTGAGCCGTCAGCCCAGACAGCGCCGGACGGCAACCCACCGGCCGAGCCCGAAGCAATCGGGGACAGCCCAGTGATCTGAGGGTCGGATCCAGCGCGGAAAGTGCTACCCGGGCCGATCAGTGCGGCATCAGTGTTCAGAACAACCTGACCGCCGGCACCCGCGTACAGGCCGACCGCACCGGAAATCGCAGACAGTTTCCCGGACGGGAACTCAACAGCCCCACCATCCGTCGCGGGGGTGAGGGTCATCGCTGAACCAACGTTGACCCGCCCGGAACCGTTCACGTTGATATTCCCGGTGAGGTCGACGTCACCCGTGATCGTCCCGTTCCCGTTGAATGTCCACGGCCCGTTCACCTCGAGGTCGCCCGTGATCGTCACGTCACCGCTGATCGTCCCGTCCCCGGTGATGCTCCAACCGTTCCCGGTGAGCGTGAATGTGCCGGTCACTGTCGTGGTCCCGTCGATCTGCAACGAACCGACGATCTCCACCGACCCACCAGAGTCGACACGGAGGAGGCCACCGATGAACCGGACCCGACCCCCGGTGATCGATGCGTTCTCGAGCGGGCGGGCGGCTTGTAGCCGGCGTACTGCTTCCTTCAGGGCGCGGATCTCAGCCCACGGGTCTGACAGGTCGTCAGCCATCTTGCACCTCCGGTGTCACTTCGTAGCCGAGCCCGCCAGAGAGGGCGATGACGCGTTTCGGATGTCGGCCGTCTTCCGCGAACGCGGACCCGTAGATGAACATGTTCAACGTGCGGCCGGGGTCTGCGATCTGCGGCCCGGTGCCGTACACGTGGAGCCCGAACGACCACTGCGATACGGGGTCTTTCTGCGCCTCGTACGCCGCGGTCACCGCGCGTTGTAGCCGGTTCTGGTCGTAGATGTCGGGGAACTCAATCTTGATGTCACGGACGGGGGAATAGACAGCACCGGACCCGCCTGTCGGCGCATACGCGGATAGCCGGTCTTGACCGGTTCCGTTCCCGAACCCGATCACACCGGTCACCGCGTTCGCGTAGTCGTCCGTGTATTCGAGGCCGGTGACGATAGACCCCGGCGCGCGAGCCGCGATATCCGTCGTCCCCCCGGCGCTGATCTTCAGGTCAACCCTGGTCTCGTACCGGAGGGTTCCGTCCGTGTGAATGTACGGCCGGAAGTCAACCTCCACCCCGTCGTCCTCGACCTGACGGATGAGGTCTTCGATCGTCAACGTCTCCTCATGCCGCCAGGACGCGTCGAACCCGCCCGCACTATCCGAGGGGAGATCTACGGGCAACGCCCACTCCGCGGAAGGTGCCATCGCGGCGGTGAGGACGATACGGACCGCACCAGACCGTGACTTGTCCGTCACCGTCAACACCCCACCCGCAGCGTTGTACGAGTCCACACCGAACGTCATCCTCGCGCCCAGCAGCGCCGACCGGAACTCCTTCGACGCCACCGTGAGGACTGAGGAACTCTCGTTGAAGTTCCGGTTCGAGATCACCCCGGCATACGCCACATGGTCACCCCACTTGTGAGCGACCGTGTACTTGTTGCCCTCCGCGATCTCCCGGATCAGAGACTTCGGAACACCCAGTCCGTAGAGCGGGAACGAGTGCGAACCCGTGCCGGTGCCTGAAAGCCTCCGCGTCCAGTTCGCGGCCGAACACGGCAACTCGAGGACCGGGGTCCCTGGTCGTGTCTCATAGATCCCCACAGACCACACAGCGGCCTCCTAGGCGAACGTCTCGGTGACGAGGATCTTCATCGACGCCGGCCCTGTCACCGTCACCGCAGAACCGGGCGGGATCGTGAACACATCCGCGGACGAAACCACCCCGGCCTGAAGCACACCGTCCCGGTACACCCACCCGGTCGACATGTCGATCCGGTGCGTCTGCCCGTCTGTAAGCGACTGGGTGACCGTGAAGCTGTGCCCCTGCGAAGCGACCGTGTACGGTGCCGTCACCGCGCCCACAATCTCCACCACGGGCACCGCGGCCGTGTTCCCCCGGTGGAATACGGATAGCGAAGAACCGGGCCCGAACGTGTTGAGATCGCCGTACATGCGAGGGTCAGGAGCGAACCACTGCACCATGTACCGGGCGACCCGCCCGTAGACAAGATGCTTCACGCTCACTTCACCGACGCGCCGCGCATCAGTCCACATCGCCCTACCCGCACCCAAAGCGGTGAGTCTGCTCAGCGCGAGCGCGGGAATGGACGTCAATCGTTGGATGGCATGCACATATTCCCCGTCCGACCATGTTTCGACCAGACCCGTGATACTCCCCGCACGCCCCCCCAGATAGGCGGGTGAATCGAACGTCCCATCAGCGGTCGGCCGGGGCGTGTGATCATCCCGGACACTCACACCGTCCAGAATCCCGGTGAGCCCGTCCGGTTCGATCGAGTACGTCGCGTCACCCGCATCACCGTGGAAAGTCAGCCCGCACCAATTGATCTGCATGATTACCCCCGGAGCGCGAAATTTGCCATCCGAAGCGATGCGGACGCGATCTCTTCAGCAGACGGACCATTCGTGATGTTGAGGTTCTGCGTGTAGTTGAGTTCTGACTTCGTTTCCGGTTCCCCGCCACCGTGAAGCGACTGCCTGAACCCGTAGACGGCATGCTGCCCACCCATGGCTTCCACATCACTCGCGGTCAACACATGCTCACCGTTTGACAGAACAGCGGGAACAGAGTCCGACGTTCTCGTGCCGGGGCCGTACACCGCGCCGCCGCCCGCGAAACCGCCCGCTCCACCATCGTTACCAACTGATGGGCGAAGCCCCGGGGTTTGCACGCCCAGAGTGATCGTGCGACCGTTGTTGTCGAAAATGAACTGGTCGACCGTGGCTTGCGCTGCAGCGGTGTCCGCGATCAGTTGCCATTCCGTCTCGGTCGGGATCGACAGGATCTTGTCCGCAAGATCCTCCGCCGCCTGCCCCGTGACCCCCAGATCCTCGATGCGTTCCAACAGTGAAGTGCGTGAAGATTCCAGGGACGCCCGGTATTCGTCGTAGCTGCCACCGGATGCGGTGATCGAGCTCGCGGCGTCCATCGCAGCCTGCGCAATAGCGTCAAGGTTTGCTTCGTTCTCACGCCCAGCCTCAGTGTTCAGGTCCATGGAAGACCCGTTCTCCGCGAGCGCCGCGTCGAACTCTGCGAACGACTCGATGAGGCGACGGTTCGCTTCCCGCGTGTCCAGGTTCGCTTCGTTGGCCGACATGATCGTGTCGATCAGTTCCTGAAGGTTCGACCGCAGCTCTCCAGCTTTGTCGGCCGCTTCCTGGTATGAATCCGCTGCGCCCGACGTGCTCTTGTCTGCCGCTTCTGCCGCAGCCGCCTGGTCGTCGAGATCCTCCCGAGCTTCCCCGATCAGATTGGAAAGGTTCTTCGTGCTGGTCGCCGCGTCACCGTAGGTTGCGGCAAGGTCCGCAGCCCGCTTCTGGTTGCCCGTGAAGCCTTCCCCGGCGCTCGCGAGTTTCTTCTCGACAAGCTCAAGCGCTTCCCCGCCCTCGAGAACAGCGTCGGTGAGTTCCGCCTGTGTGATGCCGTACTTCTTGGCATCCGCGAAAGCGTTCTTTTCGGACAGTTTCTTCGCGACCAGTTCACGGGTGTATTCGGTGACCGCACCCGTCGTCTCATCCAGGGAATCCTTGAACTCTGCCGTAGTAGCGGTGGCCTCAGCCTGCTTCGCCGCCCACAACGCGAACGCGACACCCGCGACCGCGAGGGCACCCGAAGCAAGACCAATACCCCGCGCGGCAGAAGCTCCCGACACGTTCAGGTAAGACAGGGAGTCCTTGAACTGTGCGACCTTCGGTACGGCAATCAACGCGGCACCGCCGACAAGGCCGACAGTGGCCACGAGACCAGCCAGCCCACCAGCCGCAACAAGTACGGGGGTGGGGAGGTCGCCGATCGCCGTCACAAGCCCTGTAGCGCCCTGTGTGAGCGCCCGCAGCGAGTCGTTGGCACCGGATCCCGTCTTGATGAGTGCGGTGTCCAGAGCGCCACCCAACTGCTCCACATCACCCTTGAGGTTGTTGAGCCGGTCAGCAGCAACCTTCGCCGCGTACCCGGAATCGTTGGTCTGGTCAATGTACTTCTGGATGCCGTCAGCGCCCTCTTCGTAGAGGACGTTCGCGGCACGCACAGCATCCGACCCGAAAATCTGCGCCAGGGCTGCGTTGCGCTGCTCCGTGGTCAAATCCTTGAGTTGCGTCTGCAACACACCCGCGAACTCTGAAGCACCGACGAAGTTCCCCTGCGCGTCATACGCGGAGATACCCAGCCGCTCCATCTCATCAGCGGACTCCTGCGAAACAGGGGTCAACCGTTGCAGCATCGACTTGAATGACGTGCCGGCGTCGGACCCGAGCAGGCCCGCGTCAGCAAACGCGGACAGGGTGCCTGTCGTCTCCTCGATGGTGAGACCCGCAGCGTTCGCGACAAGAGCGGACTGGTTGAGTGCCTGCGCGAGATCCTCAACGTCACCCGCGGCCTTGCCCGCACCAGCGGCGAGAAGGTCAGCAACCCTGGGGAGGTCTTCACTCTCCAAGTTGAACTGCTTCATCGTGACAGCTGCGATCTCCGCAGCCCGCGCCACATCCAACTGCCCCGCCGCAGCGAGAGACAGGGCCGTGTCGAGGCCACCGTTCAGGATCTGCGCAGTCGAGAGGCCGGCCTTCCCAAGCTCCTCGACCGCGTTCGCGGCTTCCGTCGCGGAAAACACGGTCGACGCGCCCGCCTCCAACGCCGCATCCCGCAGAAGATCCATCTCTTCACGGGACACCTGCGTCGCGGCCTGAACGTTCGACATGGCCTCGTCGAAGTCCGCGAACTTCGAGACCGCGACACCCAGACCGACCGCGACGAACGCACCCATCGCGACCGCGGCAGCACCGAGTTTCCCGAACGCCTCACCCTGATTGGCGAGCTTCTGAGCCTCCGTCGCTGTCTTACGTGTCTCGTCCCCAGCGGCTTTCATGCCGTTGATGTAGTTCTGCATCTGAAGGGTGAGGGATGACTTGATGACACGTTCGGATGCCATGCCGCACCTCCAGGAGGGTGAGAGTTGTTCAGAGGTGCGTCAGGGTTTCTTCCCTACGTTCCAGATCAGCGAACGGTCGCCCTTCGCGGACGGGAACTTCTCCTCGTACCGCTTCTGCTCCCGCAGGAGCGCCTGCAACGCGAAATCGGTCGTCGGCAGGTCGACGGTGAACTTCCCCCGGTTCGCGGGGTCGGTTGCCTCCGTCAGCGGGTACCCGGTCGGGGAACGCTTCACGTTGAAACGACGCCGGGAAGCGAGCACAGCAGCCACATCATCAGGCGACCATTCCGGCTCCCTGACCGTCACCGAACAGCCAGTCACATTCCCGTCCGCGTCGTAATGCGTAGTGACTTCAGCGGGTTCCCACCCGGCCAGCCTGCGAGGGGAAACCCCTACTTCGCGGGCGAAGTCCGCTTCTTCGACGGCGCGGACGTGCGTGCTTTTCCCAGTTGCGCGATCCGCTGCGCCGGGAGGTTCTGATTCATCGCGTACAGCATCGTCCCGATACCCGATATCGACGGGGACGGGATCACATCCATGATCTCGAGCCATGTGGCCCGGTCGAACTCACCCTCACCGTCCAGGAGCGGTTCCCCACCGACGAGAATGTGGTCGAGGGGGTATTTGCGGGCCACGGCGTCGAAGTTGAACCCGACACCCGCATCGGCCTTCGCCCCCGTCCGTGGCGGGCACATGGCGCACAGGTCAGCCCAAACATGCCCCGCGACACGCCCGAAAGCGATGTCAACGAGTTCCCCACCCAGGAGCACCGGCACAACACCGGGCTTCGTTTCCGCTACCTCCGCGCGAGACTTCGCGATCAGAGCTTTCACATCCATGCTGTCTACCTCTCACCATCTCACCAAAGGTTCATGCGGGGGCCGTTGGGGTGGGCCTGGTGAGGGAACCCACCCCAACGGGGTCTGTTACGCCGCAGCGACGACGACTTCGCGTTCGACCGTGCCGGCGAGGTTCATCTTCACGATCTTCGCCAGCTCGGTGTTCGTCGTCGGCGGGACATCCCGCGGGATCGACGTACGAACCGGGAGGATCGCGTTGATCACATCGGCGGCGACGAACGTGTGACCGTTCTCGTAACCGAGCGCGTGGACGATGTTTCCCAACGTCCCCGGTGTGCCGATCGCGGTCTCCACCTCAGTGGGCGTCTCACGGTTGTACACGTACGTCACCTCAACGGTGTCCACCACCGTGCCGTCGAGCTCGAGAGCCTGACGGAGCGTGTACCGGCCCGTGGTGATCGTGTTGATCGTCGTCGAGTGCTGGAAACCATCCGGCGTGATGCCGTACGTCAGCGGGACAACCGTCCCCGCCGCCAGTTCAGCGACAGTCGGTGCGGTCAGGTCAGCGATCGTCGGAACCCACAAAACGATTCCGAAGCCGTCGGATGCTTGTCCAGTTTGGACATCTTCCTGGGGCATATTTTCCTCCTGAGAGACATGCCCCATGAGGGGCGCCTAGCCGATGACGGTTGCCACCGGAGATTGGACCGAGAGCCTGCGCGCGCGAACTTCAGCGGCGAGGTCGGAAATCTTGTGGATGCCGTACCTGGCACCCTTGATCGACATCGGGGGCTGGCTCAGGCTTCTTGCGCCGCTTCGCCTTCTTGCGCCGCTTCGCCTTCTTGCGCCGCTTCGCCTTCTTCGGGCTTCACGACAAACTTCGGGGGCCGCGCAACACGCGACAGTGGGGCGTCGACCTTCACGAAAAGGTGGGGGCGGTTCTCGTAGTCCCGTTCCGGGATGTCAAACTCATGCAGAGGATCAGCGGCCCCCGCACCGCGCACACGAACGAACATGGTCAGCCTTTCCGGCTCGTCCACGCGAATGACGTGGAAGCCCAGTAGAGGAACGGCTTGACAGCCGTGTCGGGGCGCACCTGTGTGACACCCACGCAACGCAACATCACAGGGCTTCGACCTTCTATCCCGACGCGGAAACCCCGGAACTGACCCACCGCGACGGACAGCATCTTCCGCACGTTCGGGACAGCAGTCCCTACCACCCGCACCTCAACCTCGAACGGGATCGCGTCATCCGCGTCCGGTTCCTTCATGTACCGTTCCACCTCGCCCTCATCCAAGGTCGGGGAGAACAGGACCACATAGTTTTCGCGGAGGAGGTTCCCGTCCGGGTCGAGTCGAAGGGTGTCGTAGGTCTTGTCGGCCAGTCCCTGCCCGAGCTTCAGTCGGGTATCAAGGACGGTGAAGTATTCGTCGATCACAGGTTCCGGCCTTTCAGGATCTGATCCATGGCGATACGGATACCGGTGTCGAAGTTCTCGATCATGAACTTCTCTGCCTTCCGGCGTGAACGGTCAGGTGCTGTGCGAATACCACCCGTGGAGAGCGGGTCGTCGAAGATACCCGCGGAGGGGACAAGACCGCCCGTGCCGGTCTTCCCGCCGTACCGGCCCAGGTTCGGGCCGACCTCAACACCCAGGACACCGCCGAGCGCGGACCCGTCCAGGGTGTAGTCGATGGTGGCCGTGTACTGGCGCCCGAAAGGGTTACCGGACGCCGCACCGCGCCACATCGCCTTCGTGCGAATACCGGTCTGCTGCACAACCTGACGGGCCTTCTTCGGAGACTCCTTCGCCACCGCATTCAGATCATCAGCGAGCTTCAAGAACTCCGACACGTCGAAGCCAATCCCGTCCATCAGAACTCTTCGACCGCATACCTGTGGGCGGTGGTTTGGCCCGCTTGGGGGCGTTCCGAAACCCGAAACTTGCGACCCACGATCGACACGTCAGCGGTCGACGCGGTGACACGAACCAGCGTCCCCACCGGCACCACCACAGACCCGGAAGGAATATGCACCTCGAGTCGTTGCACCACGGGGAACTGTGAAGCGGACTCCACATCCCTGCCCTGCGCCTGCGTGACCTTCAACCGGCCCGCCGTGGTCAACACGATCGTGTCGGTGGGGTCGTCGTCGAGGGTGGTTTCGTTGAACACGAGCGCGGTCGTATAGAAATCGAACGTTTCCGTCATCCGCGACTCAGCCTGCGAGCGCAGTTCAGGCAGCGCCGCCGCGATGTCAGCGCCGAGCGTCACAGTTCCTCGCCACCCTCAAAGATGGGGTATCCGGCGATATCGACACCGCACGAACAGTAGAGGGCACCGAAAGCGAGCGAGCACCACGGGAGGTGCATGGATGCGATCCCGAGCATGTCGATCGAGAACGCGCCCGAAGGTTCGGTGAGACCCAGCAGAATCCACCATTCGTCGAGGATCGAGACGCGACCCTTACCGGAACGGTACGAACGGGAAGTGGAACCGTCATCAACGGAAACGGTGACCTGTGTGGAGTCGTCGGGTTTCTTCACCTGAGCGACAACAGCCTCACGGACCACATAGTCGAACTTCGCCTCATCGATAGGGCCAACGTCAAGGGTCAGCCGGCGGGACTCGATGAGCATTTCTGCGTCGCTGATCCACATCGCCCACTGCATGTCCTGAACGGAACCTGCGATCGGGGCGGTCTGCCCGAGAGCTACCGCGATCATTGCGCTATCGACAGCCACGGCGGTCTCCTCTCAGGGGTTGGTGGGGCAGAGTTTGTGACCCTGCCCCACCGGGTACTGCTACTTGGCGGAAGGTTTCGCGGCCGGCTTCTTGGCGGGAGTCACGTCGGTGACGAGCTCCCACCCTTCGCCGAACCGTTCGTCCTTCTCGTCGGCCACCGAAACGATGACCTCGTTGTGGATGTTGCGGAAGCGACTCATCAGACGTTCGCCACCGCGTCCTTGACCGTCGCGAAGGCGTCGAGGTCCATGACGGCCCAGCCGTACACGACCTCCGCGCGCAGCGCGATCTGGTTCTTCCGCTTCAGGTCGCCCAGGCCGTCCGGGTCGCCGTACTTGATGAGCTCGACGGGGATGGACTTCTGAACGCCCCAGCGGAACGCATCCCACTGACCGACGATCGCCTTGACGTTCGTGTTCGCCGAAGCCTCGGGCAGACCCGAGACCGTGGAGGACGAGAACGCCGGCAGACCCTCGAACGAGGAAATGTTGGCACCGAAGCCGAGCTCGGGGTACTTCTTGCGACCGTCCGCGTAGCGGGCCGTCGCAACGGTCCACGAGTACGTCGGGTCGAAGGCGATGCCGTTGGGCACGTACCCGTCCGCGATGATCAGACCAGCGGCCTGCTCGATCACGATGTCGGGGGTCGTCAGCGTTTCCGTGACGATCTCCACGCTGTTGGTCGTGGTCGCGATGCGGTCGCCCGCGACGATGCCCGCGGCGACAGTACCCGCGAGCGGGTTGATGCCGTGGAAACCACCGAGGTCGAGTGCGCGGGCGAGCGCAAGGCCACCCTCGTCGGCGAGCGTCTGAAGAACACCGAGCTGGTACTCCTCGTCGGCCCACTGGACCTCTTCGTTGAACCGCATGGTCACCTGGAACTTGTGCGGCGTGGCGATTTTCGTGCCGAACGTGCCGTTCGTGTCGGCCTTGTTCGCGCCTTCACCGACGAGCTCAGCCTTGGGCCGGCCGGTGAGGGTCATGTAGGTGACCTCACCGAACTGCTGGGGCTCGGCACCGGACAGGGCCGCGATCGCGGAACCCTGCTGCGCCTTCTTGAACATGCCGGCAGCGATGTTCTTCGGGAGAGTGATTCCCGATGTTGCGAGTACAGCCATGATCTACTCCTTGGGTTAGTCGGAACCGCCGAAGAGGTTTCCCACGAACTCGCGGGCTTCCTGCTCTTCGGGCTTTCCGGTTGATTTGGTTTCGCCCTCTCGAGGGGCGACGTTTCCCTGCTTCTTCGCTTCCACCGCTCGGCCGGCGAGGCGCTGCGCCTGAGCCGTGAGGGTTTCCGCATCGGTGCCGGTGAGGAACAGGTCGGCGTCGGACGGTTCGCCCTTCGCACCCTTCTTCGTGCTGATCCCGAACTCCGCCGCGATCCCCGTACGAAGCTCCCGCGCCTGAGCGGCGGTGAGCTTTCCTTCGACGTCCGCGAGCCGGTCCTCGAGCGTCTTCGCGCCCGCAGCCTTCGACTTGAGTTCGTCATAGTCCGGGTACTGCTGCTTCGCGAGCCGTTCGGCCCGATCCTTGATCAGCGCGTCGACCTCCGCCTGAGTGAAGGTCCTCGCCTGTTCCTGCTGCTGTTGCTCCTCGGCGTTCGCGGTGTCAGCGTTCGCCGTATCGGTCGCATCAGTCATTTCCGTACCTCCGTTTGAGTGCCGTCGCACATTGACCGCGAAACTGTCGCGTACAGCCCCCAGGGAAGGGGGAAACTCTCCCGTTTAGCTTGCGCGGCGATTCTTGGACACACTTCGGGAAAGGGTGGGGAAATGAGAGATACCGCGACCTATGCCGGGAAGAACGTGTCCAGATACGCCTTCAGTTCAGCCTTCTGCTTCGGGGTCTTCGACCGCTTCGACGCCATATATTGCATCGCGGACGCCTCCGGGCCGACCGCCTGACCGTCAAAAACTGGCTCGGCTCCGCAATCGCAGCCTGAATGTGCTGCGAACCGTGCGGTCGACTCTCTGTAGACGGCACCGCGCGCGGCCAGCATCGAACAGAACCTGCACGAGTCACCCTGAACCCGACGCCACCCCACCTTCGCGGGATCCTTCTGCCCGGTAATCGTGTCCCTGTACGGGCGCGCTACCTCATCCCGGATGACCTCAGACAACCGCTGCTCGAGCGTCACACTCATCTCAGCGAACAAAGGCGCCGACGCCCACGCGACCGCGCGGCGGACCTTCACCGTCCGGTCGTTGATCACGAGCCCTGTCGTGTAGGTATGCTTCGCGCCCGCCAGCGCTCGCCGCTCGTCGTAGAAGTCAGCCGCAAGCGCAGCTGACCCCACCGCGTAGTAGTCGATGACACCCGGGACCGTGTCGAGCAGGACAAGCCGCCGCGCCTCCGGTGAACCTTCCAGCGACCCCGCAATGTCGTTCGCTACCGCCACAGCCTCGCCAGTGACGGCGGAAAGCTCAGCCCTGGACTGCTGAGGTGTTGACATTGGTACGAGCCCTCACAGCGGCGACAACCGCGCGCCCATCAGCCCTCTGCTTCTCAGCCAACGCACGCGTGATCAGCTGCTGGTCAAGTCCGAGAAGCTCGAGGCCGACCTCAGTCTCCGCAAGCCACGGAACCGCGCCCAACTGCTTCGCGCCAGCATCAGCCGCGGCCGCACGGGACACGAACTGCGGGTTCCGCCACTTCGCATCGATCGACGCCCACTGAGCGGGGATCTCGTCAAGGTCGTTCTGAATCGCCAGCGCACGAGTCACCGAACGGCGGACACTGATCGACCAGTCATCGGTCGCACCCTCAGCCTCAGCGAGAAGATTCTCCCGAGCCTCCGAGTACGAATCCGCCGACGTCGGATTCGCCATGTCCGTCAACGCGAAGTCAGCGTCAGACAGGTCAAACTCGCGGGCAGTCAGCTTCGCAAGCGCGTTCAGCTGCGCCAGGTGAGCCTCAGGGGACTCGGCCTTGAACTGCTGAACGTCCGCACGCGGGTTCGATGCATCCTCGTCATCGGGGATCCCGAGAACACGCCCAAGCGCGATCTGCCACGAAGCCTTCTGAGAGCCGTCCGCATTCTTGAACGCCTCCTCAGCCGCACCCAGCAGAAGCAGTTGGGGCATGGAATAGATATCCATGTGCCCCTCCATGCGGATCAGACCCCGCACACCTGCATCCTGCAGACCGATCGTCGCCCGAGTCATCCGCGACCGACCCATCCGACGTGAAGCACGCGGCCGGTACACCATCGGGTCAGCCGGCACACCCCACGGGTGCTCCGACCGTTCCACAGTCCACCCGCTGGCATCCTTCTCGGCACTGATCGTCAGATTGTCGAGGTACAGCACGAACCCGGTAATCTTCCCGTCCTTGCGGGCGGTCACAGACAGAAGGTCATCGAGGCGGCGGCGACGGTTGTTCCATGTGCCGGTCGCGTTCGTGCCGTCCTTCGCGTGGATCAACGCCTTCGGTTCACCCTCGAGCCCCTGCGTCGTGATCAGGTACGACACCCCGTGAATCAGGGAGTCCGTGCGACCCGAAGCGATCTCCGACAGCAGGAAGTTATTGTCCGTGAGCTCCTGAATCCCGAGTGCGTCGAGGTCACCATCGGCCCACACCATCCGCTCGAGGTTGCAACGTCGCGCGAGCCCGTCGACACCCTTCGCGTTCCAACCGAGGATGAGACCTAAGGCGCGGTACTGCGGCGGGATGATCGTCCCCACCTGCTTGACCGCACGCTTCCCGTCGTACACCGACGAACGCAACAGGTTCCGCTTCGACTTGCCGTCCAGCTGCTGGATAAGCAGGTTCAGCGTCACCGTCTCGTCCTCAGAGAACCCCGGGATACGCAGCGACTCGCTCACTTCGCCTCCCGCTCTGCCCGCGTAGCGAACCTGTTGTGGCTGTACTCCGCGCGGCACGCACGACAGATGCGACCCGAGCGCCACGGGTAGGTGTTCTCAGGCGTGAACTCGTGACCGCGTTTGCAATGCGTCTTGCGGGCCTGTTGTGCCGTGTATCCAACTCCGCGCCGAACATTTTCCCACCGAGTGACCGGCTCCAAGTGTGCAGGGTTCACACACGCGTGATTTCGGCACAAGTGATCAAGAACAAGCCCGTCTGGGATTTCGCCGCGAACAAGCTCGAACGACACTCGATGCGCTACGCAATCCTTGCCGTAGCGCTTGAAATTGCCGTAGCCGCTCGCGGTCTTACCCGCAGTCCACTCCCAGCAATCTCCGGAGGTATCAACCTTCGACCAGAACCGCTCGGCAACACTGTCGCTCATAACACCACTGCCGTTCTAGATCCTTGACGCCGGGTCGGGCGCTGCACGTTGTCGTTCTGGGCACCCCACAGGGCGAGAGTTTGAGAAACCATGGGGGAGATGTTCGACGTGGCATCCTTGCGGTTCCACGCCCACCCACCCTGAAGAGGGCGCTTCGTCGCAACAGACAACGCCACATTCACCTGAGGCTGATCAGTGTGAAACAGCGAGCCGTCCATAATCGCGTCGTAATACTTCGCGCACCCGATCGCCATATCGCGACCCTCGGCCGCGGCGAGAGTGACGACAATGTCGGTCCCGATCAGGTAGTGCCGACCCTTGCGCGTCTCCACAAGCCCGCACATCTCATCAGCGACCACGGCGTGAAGTCGGTTCTTCTCCGTGTATGTCTTGACCCAGGAGATAACCCAGTCGACACCGCCGCGCTCCTCATCGAGCTCCACATGCCACCGGCCATCGGCTCGCAGCCCAGAGAAGGAAACCGATGCGGTCTGGCGTCCGGGCGGCACATCGATAGCGATCGTCAGCCGGTCGATCGGCATGGATGCCGCGTCGCCCTGCTTCTTCCAAGACTTCTCATCGATGACACGCGCGTTCCCCACCGCGTCCCAGATGCCGCGGCCCTCACGGTTCCACGAATCGTCATCGCCCAGGTTCTCCCTGAGACGTTCGATCGCATCAGCGGGGGTCCGCTTCGGGTGCGAGGGGTTCATCAGCGGCCACTGCGAACGGTCGTCGGGATCCGAAGCCGGATCCGCGCCGAGTTCGAGCCAAACAGCCTTCGGCGACTTCTTGTCGAGCGCCCTTTGCCGGCGCAACTCGAACGCCTCCGACGGATCGGACGGACGTGGAGGTGTTCCCATGAAGAACAACAGCGCACCGTGTTCGTGGCGGGCCTGCAGCGTCGCGGCGATCATGTCCTCGAGCGCTTTCGCGTCCATGATCTGCGCCTCGTCGAAGACCTCAACGTCGATCTCATCAAAACCGCGGCCGAAACCCTGCGACCGGGCGCCGAACATGATCATCGACCCGTTGGCGAACTCCACCTGGCCTTCGCCGTGCGATGTTCGCACCGCTCGGACGTGTGGCGCTATCTTCTTGCGACGGGCCATGCCCCGAGCAGTGGTGAGCGTCTTGCTCGTCGTTCGGAGGTGGTGCGAAGTCCAGACGACCTGGAAGCCGGGGAACAGAATGCACATGATGAACAGCAGGGCTAGGACGAAGTACGTCTTGCCGACCTGTCGAGGGATCGAAAGGCCAATGCCACCAACCGTCGCGCAATACCTGCCGTCCTCGCCGTAACCCAGACACACCGCGCCCAGCTGCGCCTGCCACCAATCGAAACCAAGGCCGATCTCGCGGCCCTTCGCCTCAACGCGAGGCCACACCGTCTTACGAATCGTCGCCGGGAAGACGAAAGCCTTCGCGTACTCAGACAGCCGCGGCGTTGAACTCACCGTCTGAGACTTCGACACTCTCGCCAGCCTCCTGCTCATCACGAGCGTCAATCGCCTCGATCTCGCGCACCGTCTCCATCAGACGCTTCGTCAACGACGCAAGATCTCGAGCCGCCGTATTCGGGTTCTCCACCGCAACAGCGATACGGTCACGAGTAGCAGCCAGGAGTTCCCGCGTCGTTCCACCCTGAGCGGCCTCGACAACGGTCTTCACGTGTGCCGGCGCGGCCGGTCCCTCGTTCTCCTCGACGGCACGAAGCGGTGACTTGCGAGCGGTCATCGATGTTCACCACCTTGTGGAAAAGAGCCAGGG